AAAGAAACAGACGAACACACGTTCGCAAACTATATACCGATAATAAATTAACGGAATTTCGATACGATTCGACGTGTCGAACAAAAAACGCAGACCTCTAATCGAGGTCTACGTCTACGCAATCACCGAATATCATACCTTTCCATTCGTCAGTCACTCCGATAGTGTAACTTACATCGTTAATAGCTATGTTAGAGCCTAAAACGACTTCATGCCCATTAACCATAACCATGTGCACACGTTTATAATCGTTATAATGACTGGCTGTTCTACCGCTAATTATCGGTGGAACTACTGTCCCTGGAGAAAATGCGTCAAAACCACCATGTGCTTCTAACCATTCACTGGCGCTTTTGCGCAACCCTGAGACAGTTATTACTAATTCATCACTACCTGTTTCTTTGTAGATGTATTTCTTCGCGCCTAAAGACTTAAAATGACTATATGTCCATTGTGAATTACCATTTTCATCTTCACCATTTTCATGTTCCCATACACCTAAATAGACTTTATGTCCATTTTTGAAAGCATAAGGTTTAACGTCAAATGTTTCAGCTTCTTCCATAATCTTTTTGTTCAACGCGTCGAACTTATCTCTGTAATCATTTATTGTTTTAATAGAATCAGTGTCAACCTGCACTATATCATTTCCTACAATTTTCATTCCCTCATACAGACACTTTCTAGCGTGTGCCGTTACCCATACACCATGTTGATAAGATAGAAAATTGTTCTTTCCGAAGTAATAGCGTTTCAATCCTTTTTCAATGTTAGTTACCTTTTCTTCATGCCAAGGCAAGTCTGCGGTAGAATCGTACGTAATCTCAGGGTTTAAAATGTCAGTTAGCATCATACCAAACGCTGCATTTATTTTATTTTTATATTTTCCGTATAAGTATTTATCTCCGTCCTCTAAGTCTGTTTTCTTCTGAAACATTTCTATGAGATGCTCTCTAAAAGGTTTAGCTAGCATACCTCTTTTGGCAATGTACATTTCTCTTATCACAACGCTATCTTTATCGAAATCATAAGCATCTTCTATTATGCGAAAATCAATTTCTGTACAGCACATACCTATACGTTCAGCTTTATACACTTTACCATTACCGCATCTACTATTCTCTATTGCTCTGCATTTCGCTTTACTAATATATGGTATACTGTGCCATTTTTTCAATTTTAGATTTTTACATTCCCATACTATTAGGCAACATTCTGTATCTAAAAATTTATTAAATTTCTCAGTGTTGTAAGAGCATGTAACTTTCATAAATTTAGATTGAGGAAAATATTTAGTTGCCATTTGAAATGGATAGCTTGATTTAATATCGAAACTATCCATTTCATCAATAGTCCACCCAGTATTTAAATCATTAGATCCGCTAATACCACCCCTACAAGCTTCTTTGCATAAAGCGTACTGCCTTGGAGTTAATGATATGTCTATCATATGACTCTTAAATCCAGGTTCTGCTAAACATTTTTCTCTAAATTCTCTTCTCACATATCCAGTTGATGTAATAGGTATTCTCGCTAAATCATCTTCACTAATTTTCTGTTTAATTGCTTGGCATAAGCCTATTACATCTACCACGCAATACTCCATTTCTCTATCAGTCAATTCTGTATCTGGGTACCTCTTTTGCCGATAATCAAATTCGTCTCCACTTAATTTGAAATTGGTAACACCTTTCGTATTTTTGAGGAATTTATCTAGTGACATATTGGATAAAGCGTATGAACATCTATACTCAACATCCTCTAATATTGCATACACTACATCTCTTTTAGAACGTGCAAAAACTTTTTCTACCTTAAAGAAGTTTCTCATAAATTGGAATTCAAATTGTAGATTATGTACATAAACTACTAACCTATATTTCCAGTTCACACCTATTGTTTCTTTAAGTCTATCTATGAAATCTCGATATTCGTCCCAAGTTCTTCCAGTTACAGTTACACCCTCAATACAGAATTGCCAAATATACATGAATCCAAAATCTTTATGTAATACTGGACATTCACTTTCTTTCATAGTTGTTGTTTCTATATCGAAAGCGCAAGCTAAATCGAAATAATGTTTATTTCCATGTTCGACACGTCGAACATTTGTGAATTGGTTATATGGAAAATCGTTAACATTATATATCGGTGTTTCAATGTTATTTATACATAGCTTCCTCATAGTGTAACACCAAGCCTTTCCATAGCAACATCGAATGTGTATCCATTTTCATTACCACGCTGCGCTAAATATGCTGTAAACTCCTTACGCAATATTGATTCGTCAAAACCAGCTTTTTGATATGCGTCATACATCATATCCTCAATCTGTTCACTAGCACCTTTCTTTTCAGAAATTATAGCTTGACTTTCTTCCCATCCTAAAATGCGCAGAAACCCTTTTACTTTATTCAGCGAAGTTCCCTTAGGTATAATACCCTCAGAAATTAGCCAGTCACGTTTTCCTACTAGAACTTCCTTTTGCTCTTGAACGTTATGTCCACGTCTAGTTAGAAACTTAATAGCTTGCTCAGATTGAAGTCTCATGTTATACCAGTCGTAGTCTAAAGCTTTACTTGTTTTCAATCTGTTAGTGTCGTACTCAGTTTGCGTAAAATTCGTTATATAATTGTATGCGCCGTAATCCCAGTTACCGCGCTCTAATGCTCTAAGGTTCGCATTTACCATACTCTTTAATTGATCAGTAGCGGAAATGAGTGCACGTTGTGCACTCACATCCCCTCTGCTCGCTCTTAACTCCAGTTTCCTCAACTCTTTAATAGTCATCTTTACTCTCCTTTAAACATCTTATGTTCAGCTTCTCTACGCCTAACTAAACCTGGTAGTACCTTTCCTTTAGCTTTATTGTATAGGAGAAGTTTCTGCGCTATCACCTGCTTACTTCTCGTTCCATAAGCTAATAGTCTATGTAAGCTACCAGTTCCACAATTAAACGCAAATGAAGCGAGTGCGTTGAACTCGTTCTGAGTCCAGTGATATTTCTTATCATATCTCTGAATTACCGGTTCGACGCGTTGAACATCTTCAATAAGAAAATGTGTAGCAACATCTTTAGATATGTACATTCCTTTCTTTACACCACGTGTGTGTCCGTATCCGATTGTCCACTTACCGGCAGGACACCGGTAAGCAGTTAATCGTAAACCCTCGAACGCTTTAATTAAATTGTAACCTGCTTCATCTACTACCATATTATACCCCACTTACTATTACTGAAGCAATTAAGAAATTTTGTTTACTTCCTATTGCATACTCATGCTCACCATCTGGAAAACCGTATCTCACTGATACTGTTCCGCCAGATAGCGCTGACAATTCTAAAGTGTAGCTAGTAGTCATCATCATTTTTGAAGATGTTGGTGTGAATAGAGAAGAAATTATACAGTTTACCATATATCTAGGTGGAGTACCATTATTGTAAATTACCATAGGATATGCGTGCTGCGGTACCTGTCTTACGATAGCTATACTTGGGTACTTCGCTCTAAATTTTTCCATAATTTCGTTAACCGCTTCTGTTAAGTTGAACATACCGATAGATCCAGTAAACGAAGCGCCTGTAACAAATGGATATGTGTCACCTGAACTAAGAGTGAAATCACATGTACCGTCACTATATAGAAATGCACCGAGTGTACATCCGCTAAACTGTGCTGTACCGTTCGAGTCTGTCACGCTAGAAAGTGTATCACTTTTTGCATACATCAACACTGTTTTAGTTGTTCCACTTGCACCATCTTCCAATGTAGAAACTCTACCATCTAAAGCTGATATCTCAGTGTTAATAGTATCAATTTGTCCATCTTGCGTAGTGTCTTTAGTTTTAATATTATCAATGTTACTGTTAATTGCTCCGATTGCAGTTGTGTTACTTTGCGTAGCAGTAGATAGTTCACCAATTTCTGTTTCTAGTGTAGTTACTCTACCGCTTACTGTTGCAACATTCTCTTCTGCTTGCGCAATGTTACGAGTGTTAGCAGCAGTAGTAACTTTCAATGCGTCAATATCATCTTCGCACGTAGTTACTCTTCCGGTAACCTCTACAACATTACCGTTCAATACGGATACAGACTGTTTAGTTGCGTCAGCATCTTCCTTATTGTGCTTAACCTGGTCTGCTAACGTTCCCAAATCTTCTGTCGTTTTCTTCTGTGTTTCTTTCACAGAATGGATTTCAACATCCATTTGATCGCAGCGTGTATTCAATGCTGTAATATCGTTAGTATGCTCTACTGAAGTTGTTTCAACGGCAGTAAGTCTGTCGTTATAGCCTGCAACGATCTCAGCACTTTCCTTGCTTTCAGCAGAAGTTTCTTCTGCTAATTTCTTAGCATCAGCCGCTATACCTACAACTTCCAGTGCTTTACTTTTAGCATCAACCATACCACTATCAATCTTGTTCATAGCATCGTTGACCTGTGTTAACCAGCTGGTCTTATCACCCTCTGTCCAAAGAGGTAAGTCGTAGTTCTGAGTATGGTTAGTGGTAGAAACTGTACTTTCTCTGAAATTCTGATTAATAGCCATATTATTTCTCCTTACTGTTCGACGCGTCGAACTCGATCTTGTCACTTAGCATCTGCATAAGTTTCTGTAATACAACAGTGTTATTGTTGATAGCTTCTGTTGACTTGTTCATTTCCTCTTTATGCTCTTTATCCTGCTTATCCATCTTCCAAAATAATGCGCCACACATTACGATAGGGAATCCAACTGTACTAATTGCTGTAATTACCATCTGTACTGTTTCCATATGCAATCTCCTTAATTATAATATTCAAATGTTACATACCATTCAATGGAAGCGGTAGCTTCTGCTTCGAGTTCTACTGTTAACGCATTCTCTGCACTAACATATTTAATTCCCTGCACTTCATGTACAGATTCCTCACTCTTCATTAGAACGTTGATTGTGAAAGGAGTGATAGCTGTTGGTAAATTGTCAAGTAAATTCACTTTACCGACCTGCCCTGCTAAGGTTGTGAATTTTCTACATCTACGCTTGACGGTAGATGCTCCTACTCTATAATTAGTTTCATGTTCAGTATCGTCGAAAAGGTATGTGTTTCCTGTTGTGTTAGCTACGTTATACGCAGTTAATTTATTGGTTGTAGAAAGCACAGTGTTCGACTCGTCGAACCCTACAAGAGTTCTATCTAAGTCTCTATCATGCTCTTCCAGTGCAACGATCCTTGCTTCAGTATCTACATCAGAATGCTCAACGTTAGTTATACGTGTCTGCAAGTCTGTAATATCATGCTTAGCATGAGTTACATCTTCAGTCAACCCCTCTACAACTGGAGTTAAAACATTCAACCTCTGCAACGCATCTGCTCCATCTGCTTTTGCCATATTAAGGTTCTGATCAATGACATTAAACGCAGGGTTAATGTCATCTAAGAAGTCAGGATGTTCATCAAAATCCCACTGTGGCAAATTGAAATTTTCAGTACCTTTCTTAAACATCTGATAATTCTCCTTTCGCATTGAAATCATATTCTGAAGCAGTAACATTCTTATTATCGTATGATTCTGCTGTCAGTAGTTTATCGTCATACCGCTTAGCAGTAATTCCGAACTCTTTAACGTAGTTAGCCAGCTGCTCTAAAGCTTTTTCAATAGGTACATATTCACCGGTAGTAGGTGAGAAAACCATATGCCTATTGTTATATGCTCCGAGAAGAGGTTTACCGTCTGTCCAGTATTCTAAACATGTGATAGCACTATCTTTGAAGAAACGACATGTTATGTGTGTTTCTTTATGCCAGTCACCGGCTGTGAAACCATTAGTTGTAATGCCGTGATTATATATATCTTTAATTGCATTGTTGATAGTGTCATTCATAACACGTATAGGATTGAAAACCGGCAGTTCAGATTTAGGTATACCATCTACTAAACCTTTACAATAGGCAACACATTCCTCTATAAGCTTTCTATTGTGTGCGTTGCTGCCTAAAATCATCAATCTCATTTCTGAGAATTTCTTCTCATACTGAGAGTTCAACGTGTCGAACTTTCTGTTCATTTCCTCGATCTTAACTTCAAGCATTTCATCTTCAAGTTTTCGATGTGAAATTTCTGCATCAATATCTTCCTTAACAGAAACAATCTGCTGCCTTAAAAGTGTACACTTGTAGTCACAATCTCTGCGATAATTCTCAATTTCGAGAGACACTATATTGGCAACATAAGCCGGCACTGTTGACTGGTACTTTGTTAAACGATTATTAACGTCTGTTATCTGAGATAATAAACCATCATAATCATCTAACAATTTTTTGTACATTTCTATTAACACAGACAAGTCTGTATCATAGTAATTTGTATCAGGAAATTCTGAGTAACTCATTCTGTACTCCTTTCTACCAAATTGCTACTAATAGGTCTTTCGCGAACTCTTTCAATATCCATTCATAAATTGAAAACTGAACAACTTTACGCTGCTTTTCAACTAAATCCTGATACGTTAAGTTCGTAATACCTTTCTTGGTATCTCTTGTTTCTTCGTTGTCTTTCGTATTAGTGTCTTGTGCTGATGTGTAATTCTCGGTGTCTACTACTTTTTCCTTGGCTTTTATTACATCTCTGGACTGCTCTACGTCCTCTCCTTGAACGTTATTAAATGCTGAAACGTAATGTGTTGATGTAGTATCTCCCTCTCTCGTTATATTCTCTGTTCTGTTATCTGCTTGTGTGAACCCTTTCGTTCCAGTTCTATCTAACTTACCAGTTTCAACTGTTGAATAGTTTTCAAGAGGATCGTAGTTAAGAACTGTTGTGTCGATTAAGTCCGATATTCTGTCCTTATTCTTAAGAAAGAATAATTTAACAGTAGTTTTGAAGAGTTGAGGGTTAGCATATAGAACTAGCATGTTCATGTATTCTGTGAGAATCATGTTGTACAAGTCCTCTTTATTCAACCGTTCATCCAAAACTATATCGTTAAAGTAAAACTCATTCTGATTCTGAAGTCTCCATAGATTTATGCTGTCTATTAGGGTCATCCTCAATCTCCTTTCTGTTCGACGCGTCGAACTTTAGTTTCATTGAGAAGTCTATGCTGAACATTCTGTTAATCTTATCGCAACATTCTTTCAGATTTTCTCTCCAACGATTAGTGTTGACAAGAAGTTCATCATTATTGGCATTAACTTCATCTGTGTTGAGTCTTTCTCTCTTATCAGTATTAGCATTGTTAATACCGATAGATGTTAAGAACTCATTTATGATAGTTCTCTTACTATCTTGAACCATATCTGCGATATAAGTATTCTTAACGTTACCGAAGAATAACTGCATACCGTTCTGGTTAAGTACAGCATCTTTTCTGTAAACTACCATAGGTTCGCCGTCTGCAACCTTATCATACATAAGTTTGATTGTGTCAGCTTGTGCTTTAGTTTCTGCTTCAATCATATAAGCAGTCCTAGTGTTCATCAAGTTGACATCAATAGCCGCATCAGCTGCTGCTAACTTGTACGCATAAATTTTGATGTTCTGAGAAAGTGTGTAATACACTTTTTCTCTAGTCCTCATTAGATATAACATTTCACAATCAACTCCGATTGTTTTATGTAGTTGAGGAATCAGCGGTACAGTTATAGTTACGTTAGTCGGGTTCCCGAAATAATTGTATCCGTGTAATGCTCCTCTTAAAGGAAGCACACCGAAATCTGTATCGGTAACTATCAGATAACCCATATCTATGATGTTATCTAATATGTAATCTTTATCCCAACTTTCCGGACATTTTATTTCAAATAATCCTTTAACTAATTTACGGAGTTCTGAACGATAAAATTCTGCCCGGAGATTTAATTGACCGTTTACCTTTTTAGGCTCAACTCCGCCGTATCTTGATAAATTATTTCTTTTACTCAATTAACAAACCCCCGTAAATGAAATTAGTTGATGAGTTAACATACTGAGCGATCATATTATGTTCATCATCTGTGCACTCTGCCTTTACATATGCACCAGTACATTTAACAAGACCGGAATATTTTCCTAAAGTTCCTGTTTTGAATACCGGTAAGCCTATTGTACTCGTGTTGTTACTAGGTGTGTCTGAAACTTCCCAGTATGTAACAGTTACTGTAATGTTGTCGTTGAAGTAAGCACCACTTCTACCACTAATGTGACCTGAAACCTGTGTTGAGGTTTGTGCCGCTGATGTTATTGCGCTAGTTCCACCACCGACAACTGTTCCGCCTAACCCTAAAGCCGCAGGAATTGTAATTTCCGGCATTGCTGCTACCGCTACTGTTGCTCCAATCATAGCACCGATACCTGTTAGTACTCCCAATGTATTACCTTGAGAAGAAGATACTGGGATATTTACTCCAAAACCACCAGTTGCTGTTAAAATTATTCCATCAGCGTCATCGGGGTCGTGCATTGTGTACATTATTTCTCCAGTCGTTACATCAATACAATATTTAACTGACACGTTAGGTATTTTAGAGCCACTCTTCAATACTCTTATTAACGGTATCTGAACGTTTCCGCAACCAGGTAAGAATATGTATGCATGTGTATATGGCTCAACATTTCTATAATCTGCATAACTTTTTCCATTTGCATCATGGTAATGTAATGGTATTCCTATGGAAAATGAACCCTCTACATAAGTTTTAGTTATCATATTTCCACTTACACCTGTACTTGAGTAGCCTATCTTTATTTCTGAAGCAGATGACTCTATAAGATTTCCTGCTATCGGTAGCCATATACATGAAATTACTGCATCTAATGGATTTACGAACTGTTTTTTCAACGTTTCCCAAAATCCGTTATCATTCAATTTTGCTCCAACTGAACGTAATTGAGATGCTCCCATTGCGTATGTTGCTGTGTATCCATTCTGACCGTTACCGTTATCTCCAACTACTGTCAGTAAGAAAATGCCAGCTCTTGAAAATGGCGTGAACGGCACTTTTAAAACTGATGTGGCAGATTTATCAGTTCGAGGTAATCTACTATCAGGTATCATACTATTATAACCATGTTGAGCATACATTATGAATGCAGGTGTATTCAATATATCCGCTCTGTATGATGCTAGAACATCTACTTCGCAAGTTATATCCCAAACTAATGCAGAAACTGAAGTTATATCTACTATGAAGTAATATCTGTGAAACTCTTCAATATAGCAATAGTTGTAATCGGGAAAAGTTTTACCCTCGAATGTTGGTGTTCCACCTTGTATAGTTATTGTTGGTTTTAAAATTGATGTTCTGTCCTTGAGATAGCAAACCGTCTCAGTAGAAACATCTGTGCTAGGAACTTTTGTAGAGTTCCTAGCCTTAGATGTATGGACGAACTTAACAGTTACTGTTGCCATGTCGTCGCTCCTTTGTTCGACGTGTCGAACTTATGACAAGGTGAAGATTACGGAATTTTCACCAAGATCGTTAAACCATAACTGATTCTCATGCCAGAAAGTGTTGTAATATGCACCTCTTGCATTTATAGGTGTGGTTAATACCAGTTCTTCCTGTCTGAAAGTTCCAGCTGCTTCTCTGTCGAATAATACTCCGACTACATTCTCAACTGTCTTAGTCTTAGTTCCTACTTTACCAACAACTTTAGACAGAGTTCCGAAGTCATTAACCTTATCAGCTTCCTTAACGCCCTGCCAGTAAGGTACTGCCATATCAGGTGTCTTATTAACATACTGCGGATTGAAAGCTGCGTACTGTACAACTGTTTCAATCTGTGTTAAGAAATCAGCCAACATGTAAAACCTCTGATCGGCAACCGGTGTGAATCTGTCTTTACCCTCAGCATTATAGAGAGTAGACATCGTTTCAAACTTACGTGTAACGTTATTCATAATTCCGGTAGCGTATCTTAAAAAGTCAGGGTCAAAGAGCGCATTAGCAGGTGTGATTGATTTACCGGTAGCAGCGTTATACATAGTAACCAACTTGTAATTCTGCTTATCTTCGATATTCAGAATCATATTGTTGATAGCTGTTCTACCCAACTCTTCCAAGACTACCTCGATCTTATTCTGCACTTTACCAAAAATCTGATTGATTAAACCTGCCATGTTAGACGCATTAAGAAATGCTTCTTTAAGGAATTTATCCTGCATAGTAATGAAGAAACTATACGGTGCTTCCTTATCGAAAATCTTCTGTTTAACCTTTGGATTGTTGATAATGTAATGGTCTAAAGCCTGACCGTCCATTTTACCAACATTGTACATATCATCTTCTACTGCATCCGGCATTTCTGCATACAGCTTCTGTACTAATGCTCCCCACTCTAACTGAGTGCGGTGTAAATCGGCAAACTTGTTGTGATAGACACGGTATCCGTCAATAGTATAACCGATACGTCTTGCTAATGTATTCAGCCAAATATCGGTTTTACCTAAATTCTCAATTTCCGTACCCATGGAAACTAAGGATGCTGTATCAACAGCTTTAAGATCAGTTCTACCAGTAATCTGCTGGAAAACTTCATTGACTAAGGGGTAAATCTGAGTTACCTCTAAAGGTGTACTAGGCATTTTCTTTCTCCTTTCCTACACAGAGACTATAAATAATCTCTTCTGCGGACTTCTCTTTCTCCAACGGAGTTCTGAGAAGTAAACTTTGGTTGGTTTTCTTTAATTCTTCTATTTGTGCTTTCAGCTGCTCATTCTCTTCATTCACTGAGTTATCGTCACCACTCGACCCACTATCTTCTCCAACATTGTTAATGGAGATATTATTGTCAGTCACGGTCAGATTATATTCTTTCTCAGGGTCTAAGTCAGACAGCTGAGTTAACACCTCTTGTAATTTAGCCATATACTCTCCAATCTGTTCGACGTGTCGAACTTTAAAAGGTTGCGGTCTTAGAGTGGCAAACTCGATGACACCCTTTCCAAGGTTAGCCCCGTCATCCCAATAATAGGTCAGACCGCGTATCATATTGAGGGCTTATAACCAATCATTTGATCAAAATTGACCTTTGTGATATAGTTATCATAAGTTACTCTTCGCTCTATTATGAGCATTTTGTACAGCCAATAGAACAATGCTCTTACTTTTTCACGTTCTACGGCTTTAAAAGCATATTTAGGTGGAGTAGCAATTTGACAGATGTGGAATGTGCCGTTAGATTTATGTTTATAAACATATATGTCCTCTAAAGAGAGGTATGCACTATACTCTGTCAAATTGACTTTCTTCACCAGTTCCAAATCATTATCAACGAAATCACCACTTAAGGATCTCTCGTTGAATCCTGTTCCTGCTCCGAACTTGTATATATTCGAGTTAGCTTTAGCTTGTGACACCGGATGATTTTTATACTTTTCAATGTGCAAAGACCTTGATGGGTCTGTGAACTTTTCTTGATTTTTAAAAATCATGGCATTTAGTATGCCAGTTAAATTTAGCTGTGCTAACAATGCGGAACCTAAATCTATGGGGTTAGACAATAAACATACTACAATTTCTTGCTTACCCTCTAATGCTCTATTTCTGTTTATAGTTTCGAGCATATTCAGAAATAAGAATCCCTCTTCTTTTAAAGGGTGCTTATTCTTATTCTCAGGAATACATTCATCATATAGAATAAAATTTACATCAGTGAAATCTACACCACGTAAATTTGCGAAAGTAGATAGTGCTGCACAATATCCTATATGCTGAGTCTTTTCTGTGTCCATATAAAAATTTCCGAAACCTAATTTTGTAGAGAAATCTGCACAAATCTCATATCCCTCTTCTTTATTATATTTCTTGAATGGACACGCTTCCGGGGTAGCTACTGATGCGGCTTCAACCCCGGTTCTTCTCAAATAGAGAAACTTGTTTGTTGCATCTGTCGGGTCGAGTAATATTTCTCCTTGCGCTAACTTTCTGCAAAAGTCGAGAGCACCGTATGTTTTTCCGGTGCCCCGACCACCACAGAAGTAGAAGATATGAATATCTTTTTCTTTAAGGAACTTCATAATAATCGGCTCGACTTCTACATAGAAGCCGTGTTTCATATTACATCACCTGGAAAGAAAGGAATTCTCTTCCACCATTGCTTTTTCTCTTGAGCAGTCTCAGAGAAATGGGTTCTCCCTCATCCAGAAGTTCAATCACATCATCCATGATGTCATCTACCGTTGCGGAAATGGAAGTGTAGGTCTTGCCCTCAGGATCGATCAAAACAGAAATCTTCTTGAGTTCTCCGGTTTCTTCATCAGTATCTTCCATGGTCGCTGCCTTGGTTACCTCGATTACGAAACCATTTTCTTCGTCCTGCAAGGACAATCCGTTTCTCGAATTGATGAGGTCTTTCTTGTCGAAATTCTTGGTTGCTGATAAAAGTCTTTTCATTTTCTTTTCTCCTTTTTCTTTGAGATTTGTTCGACGTGTCGAACTTTCGTTTACTGTTGTTTCCTCTCTGTCGGCTCTCATAAGAGAGCCAGGGAGAGTATATAAAACCCACACCCATTTAGGGTGTGGTGTTTTACCTATTTAGTTACCAGTACATCGTATTCACTGTTCATAATTCCGTCCCAGTGCTCTCTGAAGTACTCTGTGAGCGATTCGACGCTGTCGAACTTGCTCAAGTTAATAGTTATTGTAGGAAATACATCAGCCGGTTCACCGTCAGATGTTTCACGTGAAACATTGATGTTAGATATTGCATCAATATCCGGCGTCTGTGCTTCATCCTGCTTGGGCGCTTCATCCTGCTTGGGCGCTTCATCCTGCTTGGGCGCTTCATCCTGCTTGGGCGCTTCGAGTTGCTTTTTAGCATCTAACAGACGCTTGATTTCGGTAGAATTCATAGTAGAAGTGATTCCTAAACTGATGATCTCTTCATCAGATAGAGACTTCATCATGATTAGAGAACGCCAAGCAAAATCAGCATACTTGCTATCAATCTGTTTAGTGTCTGGATCTCTGAATCGTGCGAAAGTGTTAATTGCATCTGACGTCGTTCCTCTACTAATACCATGAACCTCTGACGAGTAGTCATAGATATTTTTGTATCCGTCTACCATATAGAGCTTCTTTTCCTTGATCTCCCACAGCGCGCCGGAAATAGTCCTTGCTAGTCCGTCTGCCTTGGATTGTGTTGCCGTAATGACGTCTGTAAGCTTTTTATAAAGCTTCTTTTCATCATTGGTGAAAGCTGGAATGATTTCTACGTTGTTTTTTCTGTTAGCCATGTTTTTTCTCCTTTTCTGGTCTTTACTGGTTTAGTTCGACGTGTCGAACTGATGGCTGTTAAATTGTATGACAATTAAACCCTAAATGGGCGAATTGTCAGACTATTAACGGTTGTCAAGGTACGGTTAGTGCGCAACAGATGCGCAACGGCAGAACGCCGATAGACTTTGAGGTGATCACCTCTCTCATCTATGTACTAAGTATAGCACAGGGTAGCCCAGGTTGTCTATATGCAAATTGCACGAATCGGTTTGTGCAGGTTGCACAAAACGTGTGTTCGGTCTATGATCGAACGGCTGTTCGGTCTACCGGATCCCGACCAAGTGCTTTAGCGCGTTAACGCTTCACCGTACTAAAGTGAATTGGGGAAGGCGTTCGAACGCCTGTTCTGTCAGTTATTT